TTTTTGTGCCCCGGACACAAATAGCTCTTCCTTCAGGAGTAAAGAGGGTTAGTTACGCAGTCCATAATAATTGGGGGCTAGGAGACGAACGCTGTATGATGCCGAGACAGGAGGCGGTAAGGGTAAGAATACGGAGAAAACGACGAGTGGAGATAATGGGGAAGATTAGGGGGCGCTGATGGAGCTTGAATGCCAGTGTGAGGCCCCACTAATTAAATGCGACAACCAAGGCTGTCACTGTATTATGTGTGGGAGAATGGAGCGGCTGGACTTAGCAGTAGGGCTGGGAATAAAGAAACCGCCGACTCCGATGGGAAAAATCGAAGGAAGATAAACAACCCGGCTCCGCCCGGGTGTTTTTCTTAGGGAAGAAGATGACAGATGACCAGAAGTGGATTGGATACGTAACGGTATTTACGGACGCCTCATTTCACCAAGAAACCGGAGCAGCTGGTTGGGCAGCCTGGATTAAGCACCAGGGCTCGACACGACGACGATCCGGACACTTTAAGAACCAGCCAGATAATGCAGGCGAGGCGGAACTAGCTGCCTGTGGGATCGGTATTCTAAGCGCACTGAACCTGTTCGGACAAGCGAAGACAATACACATCGTGTCGGACTCGATGCATGCTATTGATAAGCTGACAGGGGGTCAAATAAATACCCCCTTCGTCGAGAAGGTGGTATTAACAGTAAAGAAGCGGCTGAGAGAAAGGAACGTGCGACTAAAAACGGCACACGTTAAAGCGCACCAACGGCCGGCGAAATCAAGGGATTGGGTGAACAAGTGGTGCGACGAAGAAGCACGAAAGAGAATGAGGGAACAGGAAGAAGGAACAGCGGGAATGGCTTGGCCAAAAGCACTGAAGATAGCAAGCGTCGGGAAGGGGAAATATCGAGTCAGAATTGGAGGAACTCTGATCGGACAGGTGACGAAAACTGACAAGACCTTCACTTTTAAACCGGAGGACTCGATGCAGCCGATGCTCTCGACGATGAGTACAGGCCGGATGACAGAAATCCGAGAATACATTGCCAAGACAATCGACCGGGATACCTATATGGGTATCCTAGAAAATCCACAGGGAATGGAGATTGCAGACGGGTGACGGTATGAAATTATGGGCGTACTGGAAAGAGAAACGGCGTTTTGGTTACGCGGCGGGTAACCGCGCCAGCCTACTGAGGCGGGACGATCTCTAGCCGGGATGATAACGTGAAGCCGGGTGTTACCACCACACTTTACGTAGAGCATTGGGAGCAACCGTACCAATGCAGAAGTGGGTGCAACCCCCACCACGTCCGCCAATTTTAAATGGGCACTAACGGTGGCAAATGACTGAAAAGGCAGAACCCAAGCTACTCCATACGATTCGAGAGAATCCAATGGACGTGTATTGGGAACAGCCCCCGACAAGACTGCTAGACGAGGCGCGCATATTTGTGCTGGACGACGATGCCTCTGCCTTTTTAGGGAACCTACTGCGATCGGCCGCAGCGGACATCGTAATTAACGGAGAGTTCGCGCGGAATCCCTTCGAGACGACCTGGATAGAACTGAACCACAGGGAATACTGGCAAAATCTGACAGGGAATAAAACTTGGGTGGAGGGAGATGAGGTAGTGGGATACCTCTACCACAAGAACCGTATTTGGCCTGGAGCGGCAAGAGAAGGGGAAGGTGCGATCGGTCCGCTAGGGTTCGAGCTACACCGGAGACTATCTAGAAAAGAAGAAGAGGAAATAGAAGAATTTTTGGGAATGTCTTACGACGAGGCAATCGTAATGCAATTAGGGGCGGTACGGGTACAAAATGAAGCGCAGAGTCAGGAAGTAATAATGGCGGCAAAGAACCACGCAATTATACTGGGAGGGTTCGACGAAATACCCCATAAAATGCGACGGGAGATACTGGAGGGCTCGGCAGGAGAAATGAAACTGGCGCTAACCCTACTGATAATGTTGACCCGACCAGGAAATGCTGTTCATTTGGACCATCGACCTAAGGTCCATCGATTGAGAGACCGGAGAAATATAGTGTATCCAGCGCACCACGTGGTACGCCTGAAGTTGGAACATACGATCGAAATCCGGAAGCTAGCGAAGGCGATTATAGGGGAGCGACGACGAGCACACGAAGTACGAGGCCATTGGTGCCAAAGTCGGAAGATTGGACGAGGCTGTGTGCACAGATGGAGACAGGTGGACGAACATCGCTACGAGTGCGATTGGGACTGTGGAGCCAAGCGATGGTGGAAGAACGACCATGTGAAGGGAGATGCGTCCCTCGGATGGGTGGATAAGAGGTACGAGGTGACGAGATAGTTCCCAAAACTATGAAATACGCTTAGAGGTTGCAGCTAATAACGTTGATGGAAGTCACTAGGAGAAGATACTTGACTTTTTCGACAGAAAGTGCTATAATTAGTACATCAGAACGGAGAAAGCCAAATGACCTTCACAAACGACCAAATCGCAAAAGCAATCATCGAAACCTCAAACGAAGTTTGGGAGAAGTGTAACGATGCTAGCCAGTCCTTTCGTTGGGACGGCGGTGATCGGGGCTACCAAATATACCGGGACGAAGATGGTCAGGTGGTGGCGGTAGATTACCAGGAAATCGACAAGACTGTAATGAGCGGTCCGGTCGACATACTGAAGGCAATCGAGAAGGATCTTGCCAGCCTGGATTGGACCAGCGAAGACGATTGGACCCCGAAGAATTACGAAGAGCTGGTATACGAAATGGTTAATATTGGTTAATTGGGATTGGGAACATGCTAGGAACAAGAGCAACACACTTTGTAGGATTTCGGGATGAGCGGTACATGGCTGCTGTCCGGGCCTTCGGTCTGCCTGATTTCATCCACCGGGTTCATGACAAACGGTCTCGCAGAGAGATTGCGGATGGGGATTTGGTAGTTTTTGCTACGGGAGACCACGATAAATCCTACAGCAAATATAGCGGAGATGATTTGACCGAGTAGGTTCTGCACCGAGAGCATACCAGTTCTGCACGGAGTGCATGGATTAAAAGGTTGACACGGCGGCAAAAAGTGCTTATATATAGTATATCAAGGAATGGAAGGGACTAGGAAAATGAAAACCTACTATTGTGAAACTCTTAAATGTCATTGGCAGGGTGAAGCTGATGAATTTGTTCACAATGAGGGGACGGACACTTTTGATAAATGCCCCAAGTGTGGTGGAACTAAGTTCTTTTTAGAAGACGATACCGACGAGTTGTCGGGCGACGCCGGACTTCGCTATGATACGGACGAAGAGGAATAGGAAAATGGGAACTTACGAGCAGAAAATCGACAGACTGACCCAGGAACTGGAAAACCTGAAAGGGCAGGACCAGCGGGCGGAGCATACCGACAGCCATTATTACACGTCAGGACGCAAAGCTGTGGCAGCCGCGTATATTCGGCAAATCCAGGCGGAACTGGACGGGGTCCAGGCAGAATTTAACATGGAATGCCGGAAACTGGAAAACGAGCAGGTCGCCCACGATCTGTTTCATTCGCAAGCCGCCGCGGGTTTCGTTATAAACCGTCCGTCCCGTAGGGAAGCGAGATATTGGGATGATCGGTCCGACGAGTACGACGCAATGCTGGCGGTCGAGAACAGAATTTACCTCTTCTAGGGAAGGAACGGAAAATGGAAGAAAAGAAATACTACTTGGTGAAATCCAAGTGGGAACGGGGTGAATGGTATTTTGCCTGGATGACAGATTTAGAGGCGGAAAACGTGCGGCGAGACAAACGGTTGATGGTGGAGAGGAGGAAGCCTCCAGTAGAGACTGAAATGTCTTCCGTTGATGGAGAGGTGAAAGACAACTGACGGTATGAAATTATGGGAGTGGGAAGCCCCAAGCGGTTGGGGGTTCGTTTGCAAGCGATGGATCATGTAGTCGAGGGATTTAACTCCTCCTAGGGGAGGCCCAAAGCTTTTGACCCAGTCAGGGTAGCGTCTGACCCCTCCCCGCTCCAATTATGGGGGTGACCGAAAAAGTTCCCAAATGTGCAATCCTGTCAGGGGAAGAGACCCTGAAAACGTTAGTGGAAGTCACTGGGATAGGATTGTTGACATTACTAGGGAAACATGTTATAATAGTGACATGATGAGAAAGGAAACCCAAATGAACTACGAAGTAAAATTAGACCGGAAAGACTCCCATTCGAAGTGGATTATTTTGAACGGGAAGAAAATTGGAACCGCGGAGCGGATCAGCTGGGGATGGAAATTCCAGATCGAAACTTCCGAAGAGCCGGAAGTCGAAGGGGTAGCGAAATCTCTCAACGACGTGAAGCGGCAGGTGCGGACGTCGGTCGAGTGGGCCGATGCCGATGAATTCGAAATGAATTTCTAGGAGGGGAAAATGGAAACGACCCACACGAAAACAGGAACGGACTCCTACCAGTTGATGGTGGGAAAATATGAGGTGCCAGGAGAGGTGACCAAAGACTCGTTCGGATGGAATTTCAGAACCTCCTACGGGAACCCGACGATGAAATCTGTCAAGAAATATTACGACGAAATCCTTCGGGAGGGGGAGAAAAAGTCGATCGACGAGGCGAACGAGAAAACGGAATGGTTCACCACCGAAGATGCGAGACGACTGGGAGGACTGTCCCACAACGAGTTGGGATGGTACTGCCAGGAATTCGGTCGGTACCAGCGTCACCTCCCGAAACAAATGATGGGAAGCTACGTCCTGATGAGGACGCTGGAAAATGGAGCCAGCTGGTCGTGGGGAGATATGGAACGAAACCTGCTCGAGAAATGGAAGCCAGTTTTTTCGAAGGTGCGGGACCTGATGAGGGAGGTTGACTGGTCGAAACAAGACGACCGATTTTACTGGGAATTACCGTGGAACCAGGGGAAGAAATGTCCTACTGGATAGAGCTGCACTGTGACGTCCTGTCGGACGGACCGAAAGATCCAGGTCGACTGGACGCATTCTGCTTTACGAATAGGAACGACAACGTGATGGCAGGAGCTAAGAACTCACGGGGGTCAACTTTACACACGATACGGTATTTAGAGAAGAGGGCAAGACTGCAGGGATGGAAGAAGACTCGAAAGGGTTGGGCTTGTCCAAACTGTAAAACACTGAAGGAACCAGGAGAATGAAAACGATCGAGGTAATAGGAAATTCTCCCTTTCCATGGGACATGCTGAGATACGACCAGGCGTGGCCAGCGGATGGGGATGCGGTGGCAGCGTTCGAACAGTTGGCGGAAGAGGGAAGTCGACCCCGAGAGAGAATGACAGTTCGTCTCCGATGTGAGAGCGGGCCAACCGTGGCGAGATGGAGTTCGTTTCTATGGGGGTGTAAGGTGGTGGAATTCGGTGAAGAATGACCCAATTTGTACGGCGACACAGAATGTGGCGAGGACCACTGCCGAGGGAAATACCCTTCGTGCTGGACCTGAGAACCTTTGATATCCCCAGAACAATACACAGGACTATCCTAGCAGCGCCAAACAACTGCGTGGCGGTAGCGCTACGTTCCTATGGGGGGAATGCGATGCTGGTGCAGGCGGAACGAGCAGCCCGAAGAAGAGGAATTCGAGTACTCTGGGTGAAGACGCGAGCGGTGCTAAGCAACGGAAGGTATTAAAGGGTGAAGGAAAGTTATGGCTATCACAGAGAAAGAATGGCGGGCTGCAGGGAAACCATTTTCCTTGATGCTTTACGCTGGACCCCTGCTTACCCTGGAAGAACTTTTGGGGAGAATGCACCGACGAGGGAATAGAATCGTGTACGGAGAAGAAGGGGAGACGAACGATGAAAAGACGGAAACATAGAGTGGTGGTGGAAGTTACACTGGAGAGGCCCGATACGGAGAAGCGGGCGGTGCAGCTGATACAGCTGGCGATTAACGGGGGGACGGCGAAAAGAACCTATGTGGGCGACTTCATTACTACGTGGGAAGCGAAGTCCTGGTCACGAACGATTGCGTATATGGTTCGAAAGATAAAGCCGAAGCACTACAGGGACTACTGGCGGTGACTCGAAACGGTGCCATAATACTGTCGATATGGGGAATACTGTTCGCAACGGTGTTCTGGCCGGCCGCTGAGGTAATGTTGGAGGCGCAAAGCTCCTTAAATACCGCAGCGGAAATGCTGCGAATTCGGTAGATCGCTGGAAAAGTTCCCAAACTACCATAGAGGAAATAACACAATCCAGGAAGATGAAGGTGGAAGTCACTAGGAGAGACTAGTTGACTATACTAGTGGAATATGGTATAATAGGACATAAGAAACCACTAGTTAAGGAACGGAAAAATGACCAAAGTGACAGCGAAATTGGAAACTCTTTCAGCACACAATACGGGTGTACCTCGCTACGTGATACATGCGGACGAGAAGCTCGTCGGATTTGCAATCCGAGAGAAGACGGGTTTTCGTCTGGTGGGAACAAAGGTTTGGTGCTCACCCCGTTTGGAGGAAATTGACGAGCCGACAACGATGGCGGCAATTAAGAAATATGTGCAAGATTTTTGTGATGCGCAGACTCCGGGAACTTGGGCGTGGGATAAGCTCGACGAGTTGGCTGTTGCCCTGTCACCTGAGAATTTATCGTGTGATGGAGAGATGTCGATGACTGGAATTCGTCGAGCTCGGGCCAAGATCATGAAGGAGTGGAAGAAGGCGGAAAAAGTTATTGGTCGGAAGGTTGTATTGGGGGAGGTTGAAGCCAAGCGGATGAAACGGGCAGGATTCTAAGATGACAATCCGATCGAGACGACGCAGAGGCTACGAATTTGTAGGAATGCTGCAAGGCCAGTTGACAGCCAAGCAATTCGAAACCCTGTTTAACGGACTGGATAAATTGCTGGATGGGCCGAACGAAACTCGGGAGAAGGTCTTGGCTATCCGGCTGATGAAGAACACACAATGGACGGGGCAATGGGGCCAGGCGTCGAGAGATCTTAATGAGCTGACAATACACGAGGAGCTATTTGAAGCGGAGAACAGAGAAGATTTCGAGAACACGCTATTTCACGAAATAGCCCACTTTGTGGCTTACTGGCTGTTTGGAGAAAAAGGACACGGGCAAAATTGGAAGAAGACCCTCGCAGCGTTTGGGTTTGAACCAGAACGAGTGGCCCCACGGGCACTGCGAGTACAAACGGAGAACGTGCTGTCGGTAGAATATAAATGTAGCAGCTGTGGTTTTACCTTTCGACGGAGCAGGAGATTTGGATCTCCGAGAGTGCACAAGAAATGTGCGGGGAGGATAATAATTACCGACCACCCAAATTCAGGGTATATTGGACTATGGAGGTAGAAAGAAATGATATTCTGGCGGGTAACAGTGGATGGGAACCAAAATTGGTTTGGGTCTCGTCCGGAAGCAGTCAAATTTGTAAGAGCGCGGGCGAGAGAGGAGTTAGAGGCGCCCGCACGACTATCATTGAACGTAGAAAAGATTGAATTTCCCTATGAAGGGAAGAAGACAATTTTAACCCTGTTAAGGCGGCAGGGCGAATTGAAAGGAACCCGGCAGATCGTGCATTCAGAACCAAGAAAACAACCACCCTTTCGATTGGAGGCATAACATTTCCAAATGCCGATGCAACTAAGACACCCGATGAGTGAAAGCGTAGGTTCTGCACCGAGAGCATACCAGTTCTGCACGGAGTGCATGGATTAAAAGGTTGACAAGGCGGTAAAAGTTCTTATATATAGTATACAAGGAATGGAAGGGACTAGGAAAATGGGAACCTACGAAATAAAAAGAGATACTGCCTGTTTTAGCGACCACCAGTGGTATATTGATATTGAAACTCACGGCGTAGTTCGACCGATGTTTTCGACACAAAAGGACGCCGAAGCTGCCTTGTCTCTTGGTGGTGTGATGGCGTCGCAGGAACGCGATCGTATTTGGGAAAAGATCAATGAAATCTTTTGAACTATTTTGGTACTGAGCCAGGGGAGGATGATCCCGTGAAAAAGCAAGAGCAATTTTTCCAAGATTATCAACCATCCGGCCAGTTCGTGGTCTGCATGACGACGATGGTCGAGGGAGAAACCTACTCCTCACAAGAAACTGGCAGAACTGGAGACAAGGCTACCGCAGAGGAAGCGTTCTCCAGGACTCAAAAGAGGCAAGAAGTTCGGAGGAAAGTGAACGGTTTTACGTTTGGAACGACGAAGAACTTCTAGTACTTAAGGAAGGAATTCGAACCCTCCTCTGTGTGTTTGGGGGAGGGTTTCTTTTTGGAAGAAGATGCGGCGAAGATTCCCTTTCTAGAGGTATTAAAAGTCGGATCGAAAGGTTAAAGGTGTGAAATGGGAGTGTTTGACGATGAACCCATAGGAGAGGGCTTGGGAGGAAAGTCTTACCGCAGGAAACACCGTGAGAGGGTAAGAAAGGTGCTAGGTGAAAAGTTCAACGGGGGATTTACACCAGATCCAATACTATTTGAAAAATGTCAGCATATCGATGGGGAACCGACGATGAACGATGCCTGTAAATGCGGGGAGGATACGATTAGCAGAACGAGTTCCTACTGTGAGAAGCACACGACGGGAAAACACGAAAAAGACGCCAAAGAGGACGGGAAGAGACTTTGTGATGAAATATAACCCGACCCAACGAGGTTGAACCAGTGTTGAAGTTGAAAGAGAGATACAGGAGTCTCTGGAAGAAAAAGCGAGACCAGGGACACTCTCTACGCTTAACTCTAGATACTGTGAGAGCTGTACAAGCTGCGGGTGCTTCGATGGACGATTTGGTCAAAGCAATTGGAAATCTTTCTAAGGCAATTAATGTCATAGAGGGACCCCGACTAAGCGATCTCAAGGGACCAGGACCATATATAGCGCAAACGAAAGCCACAAAGAAGAGGCAGGAAACATTTAAAATACGGGGGCGGGATTGAGCCTAGTTTTTACGATGCTGCTGGAAAGTACGCTGGTACCAGCGAAGGAAGAAATAAAGGAAACTAGATCATCAGCTCCTCCACAGGGAGGATCTTATACAGTAATCTGCACCTATGCTTGGTCTGCGACGTACATTCTAGGGAACTGCTGGAATGGGCAGGGGAAATTAACGGGAGTAATTAAGATAGAACTAAAGCCGCAGGGGCCAATGGTTGGTACGAAATGGGGGGAATTAGGGGCTTCCTATTGGAGATGCAGAGACGGAACACTGATTATAGAGGACGTGCCCCTGCTAGAATTTGGTGACCGGAAACCAAGTATAAGGATTCATGTAAGAGGGGAGACAGATTATCTTCCAACGAAGCTGAGAGAAGCAACGATAACCGGGCGTATCTTCGGACGAAAATGATGGTGAGTCTAACAAATCCTCTGTATGATTTTTCACTGGTGAAGAGCGATGTTCCGGTCGATGAATTTCAAATAGTAGAACATCCGACAGGAAGATATAGTTATACGACCGAGCTGGACCTAAAAATCTTAAACTTGGGAGAAAGGGAGAGAGTGGATTTAGAGCAATTACTGATAAGGGAGGGCTCACAAATTACATGGAAGCCAATGAGGGTATCACACTGGAGGTGGAACAGGAGGAGGCAAATAATAAGTGTCCGGTGTCCTATCCCACCCGCGGCTTCTTTGGTACCCCCGCATTTTAAACTGGTGTGGAAGGAATGGAAAGAAATCAAGAAAAATCCATTCCAAACGAAGACACCAGAACTGTATGGAAGGATAAGAGGAAGAATATGACGATGAACCAAGAGATAGGCTGGCTGATAGAATTTGGGGAACCCGTTGAAGGGGAGGGGCCGAAGTGGTGGACAGGAGCCGCGGTGCTAATTTTCAGCGAGGATGTGAACCAGGCTTGTCGGTTTGCCAGGGAAGAAGATGCACTGAGGGTGGTGAACGGGATGTTGGACGGGGTGCCGACCGTTGCAACAGAACATACTTGGGACGACGGATTAGATACATACGCGGAAGAAGAGTTAGATAAAATTGGGTCTGATTAAATGCCACCCAAACCCAACGGAATGCACTGGATTACCAAGGAACTGCGGGTAATTATGAAGGAGAAGAAACTTACCCCACGGGATCTAGAGCAATTGATACAGAAGAAGCACGGGATAAGGATTCCCGCGAACACTATAAAATACTGGTTTTACGGACACTCTAATCCTAAGGTAAATGAAGCCGAATTGATGGCAGAAGTCTTAGGATATGAAATTGATCTAATGCAGAAGGAGAGGGAGCAGACTGGGGGTGTATAACTCTCAAGGAGAGGATTATGCGCGGAAAAGTCTACCTGGGCTTCTTGGCGCTATTCTTGGTTTTCGCAGGAGCGGTAATACTCACAGGCAGGGAAGCCGAAGAGACCCTGGATGGTGTTAGGGAGAACTGGAAGGAAAAACTAGAGAAACTAGAACGTTGACAAGGTGCCCGTAATGTGGTATAATAACCATAGGAGGGCACAATGTACTACGATCTTTACCTGCCAAATTGTGGCCAAGACGGCGTCCTAGTAATTAGGAAGGCCGGCCAACAGGACTGGTACAAGTCAGTTCAAATCCGAGGGATTCCCTACACAGACCGGACGGGAAACGACGACGGTCTACTGTGGAAGGTGTTTGACTCCCTCTACCCATCAAAAACAAGCCAACTGATGGCGGACCTGGTTGCAACAATCGGTCCAGACCAAGGCCCATATTCGAAAGGACTGGGCCTGGTAACGGCTATATTCGACGAAGATAAATACTTGCCCAATGGAACGGGATAGGTATTAATAATTTAGATAATACTGACACGGTTGGTATTGCTAAATAGATGAGACTGCATACCGCGGTCTCCGAGGAAAGGAAAAGGAGAGTAAAATGCCGAAGGTTGATACAATCCATCGGACGGGTACGGCGGCTTCGCCGACCCGATATATCGTGACGATCCGGGGTAAGGGTCGTGACAAGGAGGAAAAGCAACTGTCGACGCCGATCACGAAGATCGGCTGGAAGCCCGAGTTTCGACATGGTCTGCGACGGACTCCGGTCGAACAGTACGCATTTAAGGTCGGAAAACAGACTGTCGAACGATTCGCCGATGCGACGGCGCTGGTGATGCGAAAGCACCAGGTCGAACTGGAGGATCCGACGGAGGGTCACCAGGGGTACGTGAAACAGGCGCTGAAGATGATCGCCGGTCAGGAGAAAATTCACTTCCTGAAAGACCTGCCGGACGATGCGGCGCCGGTGACGCGGAACTAGGGGGAGCTAAGTGCTCCCCCCGGGGCCGTTTTGGTATTGATTGGAACGAGGAAGGATTATGACTAAAAAAGAACGCAGGATTGCTATGGAATTGCACGTAGCTTATGCAGGTTGGGGCAAATCAAATGGTCCAGTAAAACCCTTACCCCAGTTTAGTCCCGAGACAGTTTGGGGGTTTATGGTTGCTGTTAATGCTGTAAAAGATGCACTAGCGGCCGATCGACCTGGGTTTGATAGCGGAGAATTTGCCGATGCGGTCTTTGGTTTTCATGCTGTGTCTGGCACCGAAGCAAATAATCCAGAGACTATGGTTAATAAAATAGGGGAAAATTAGTTTACAAAGCTTCCCCTTCGGGTTTGGGGTATAAATGGAAATGGGAGTTCTAGCCACAGACGATGAAGTAGCCTTGTTCCTAGAAGAACGAGCCCAGTTCCATGAGACGCTGGCAGAAGAATATATGAATGAGGCCGATAAGGGTCCAACAGGAGTGAAACATACTGTCGATACTCTTCGAGAAGCAGCACGACTGCTGCGAAAATATGCGAGTGCACCAGGATGAATATGGGGCAGAAATTTCCCTAGTGCAATACGCGCGGATGGAAGTCTGGGTTTGAGGTATTAATAAGTCTGGCATCAAATACAGGAGAACACATAAGATGACGGAACCCTTGACGAACGAACAGAGAAACGTCCTGAACGAGGAGGCGCTAAAGTTTTTGACCCAATCAGGACCGGTGGGTCCGTTGGTGGTACTGACGGCGCCCGAGGCGATACAATTGTGCACCGATTTCGTGGGTTTCCTACGGAATGGAGCAGGGGTGGACATGAAACCCCCAAAGAAAGTAAAACGATCCGCAGGAAAAGGGCATTTTTGGGGGACGAGGGACGCAGCAAAATTCCTTGGTATTGGCCACTCAACCCTGGCGAAGATGCGATCCGACGGACTAGGTCCGAAATCAGAATACAACGGTCGACGATATGTCTATGCTGAGGCGGAAGTGCGGGCGTGGAAAAGAATGGCGTTTAAGACCAAACTGCCAAAGCTGCCGAAGAAGGTGCCCTTGGCTAAGCAAACACGTGTGAAGGTCGATAAAGTGCGTAATCTGATGCACAAACAACCCGACCATCCTCGAACGGAGATAGGAAAGTCTCCTATGGGAGTTCATTCTACAATCCGACCGGGTAAGGCGTATATCTCGAACCAGGAAACGGCGAAACTGGTTGGACTCGCCCCGTCGACGCTGCACGCGTGGAGGAAGAAGGGTGACATGCCACCGCATAGAATTTTTGGACGGGAGGTCTTTTACCGTCGATTTAACGTCATGACGTGGGCGAAGGAAAAGGCGGCAAAGATCGAAGACCGAAAGAAGTACGGGAGAAAAACCTGAAATCGGGGTATAAAAGAGGGGAGCGGAGAGCTCCCCCAACCCTTTTAGGAGAACCCAAGATGAGGAAAGAAAATTTACGGGCACTGGTTCGGGGAACCTATGATATTCAAAGCCTGCGGATTGCCGTCGGCAACCGACTGGCAATGAATTTTCGGGCCAAGGTGGGGCAGCAACCAAACCAAACCCAAGAAGAAATGACGGACGCGGAAGCGAAGTCAATTCTGGACGAAATTACGAAGGAATTTGAACAGGTGACGGACGCGATGATCAAGAAATCGGGGACGACGCCATTCAAAGGAATGCGATTGATATCGTCAATGACGGAACTAACGTTGATCCGGCAATACCGGTCGCTGCACGAAATCGAGGATACCCACTTCGGTTCGCTGGAGCAGGAACTGGCGGGAATTCCGATCTGGGACAACTGGCTGAAGGATGTGAAAGGGATCGGGCCGACAATGGCGGCGGTAATATTGTCAGAGTTTGACATTCACAAAGCACGATACCCGTCGTCCCTATGGGCTTACGCAGGGCTGGATGTGGCTGACGACGGCATGGGCCGGTCGAAGCGGAAGGAACACCTGGTAGACCGAGAGTACACAGCGGCAGACGGGACGCAGAAAACCAAGAAGGCGATCACGTACAACCCGTTTCTGCGGACGAAACTGCTTGGGGTGCTTGGGGTATCATTCCTCCGATCGGGGAACGAACGATACCGGAAGTACTACGACGATTACAAGCTCCGGATGGAAAACCACGCGACGTGGGGAAAGAAAAACGACGGAAAGTACACCGAAGTGGAAAGGCGGGCGTCAAAAGCACGGCGCCACCGGCAAGCAATTCGGTACATGATGAAGATGTTCCTTTGCGACCTGTATAACCAGTGGCGGCCGATGGAAAACTTGATGGTCATGCCGACATACGCGGAAGCAAAACTGGAAATCGTGCACAGGGAGGAACGAGCAGCATAGAAATTATGGGCGTACTGGATAGAGAAACGGCGTTTTGGTTACAGCAGAGGGCAACCTGATGACTGCTTACTGGAACGAGACGACCTCTGGGCCGGGACGACAGTGTGGGGGTCGGGCGTTGCCGCTCCAACCCATGCAGAGCGACGGGAGCAACCGTACCGTCGCCGAAGCAGGTTCGACCCCTGCCACGCCCGCCATTTTTTGAATGGATACTAGTCGAGGACTAAAAGTCAACCCCACAAGTGAAGCGAGCCAAAAAAGTGAGATACACCCGAAAGGGAGAAGAGTGCCAATAAGGAAAAGATATCCTCGACCGATAAGCGAGCCTAAATACGTAAGACACCCGTGCACTTGAAGCGAGCCGAACGATATAAGCCATCCTATGGTTAAAAGCGAGCCTTAGTCCACGAGACAACCTATGGTTAACAGCAAGTCTCACGTCAAAAGGCACCCTTGAACGATAAGCGAGCCGCCAGTTTTAGACACCCGTCGACGCAAGCGAGCCTGTGATTGAAGACAACCTTTTTCCCGAGCGAGCCATCATGAATGAGACAACCAAGACCTACGAGCGAGCCTAAAATGGGAAGACAACTTTTCCCACTGAGCGAGCCGAGCGTTACAAGACATCCGTTGACAAGAAGCGAGCCTTAAATGGGGAGACACCCTTTGTTGACAAGCGAGTCTATCATTCTAAGACAACCGAACGCCCCGAGCGAGCCAAAACGATTAATACATCCCAAGACAGCAAGCGAGCCAAAACGATGAAGACACCCGTCGACGCAAGCGAGCCGTTACGGTGTAGTCACCCTACGATAAAAAGCGAGTCTAATGATGCAAGATAACCTCAGGTCAGAGCGAGCCTTACTTTGTAAAATAATCTTCGATGCAGAGCGAGTCTCTCCAACCGAAGAATTCAAGCGAGCCTAGACGCACCAAGATACCCTGTTCTCCTAAGCGAGCCGAGCGCTATTAGACACCCGTTGACAGGAAGCGAGCCTTGTGCTCCAAGACAACCTCACAAGCGAGCCAAAGCGATGAAGACATCCGAAATCTAGAAGCGAGCCGTAGCTCATTAGACAACCTGGGTTCAGAAGCGAGCCGACCGTCACAAGACAATCTAGAGTTAATAGCGAGCCGACCGTCACAAGACAATCTAGAGTTAATAGCGAGCCTAAGAAGTAAGATAACCTCAGGTCAGAGCGAGCCTCTTTTGGTATACACCCTACGATAAAAGCGAGTCTATCCATAACAGACACCAGACGATCGCAAGTGAGCCTCAATCTGCTAGTCACCCGACAACAAAAAGCGAGCCATGCGTAGAAAGATACCCGACGAAGGCGAGCGAGCCTTGTGTAGTAAGACAACCGAAGATGGCAAGCGTACTTAACAGGAAGATGGATAATACCGCTGAAAGGCGGTATTATCTTATATGGACAGGAAAGGATCAGGACAATGCTAGTAAATATTCCAGCGACGTTTCACGAGGTGCTAGTCGAATTAGACGTATCGATGGAGAAGTACCGAAATCCTGGTGATAGTATTTCGGTGGATTTAAGGGCATTGGGGAAATCCCAGTTCTCGAAATTAAAGACTGCCCTTGCGGCTGACAAAGCTGGTGTAGGAATCCGCCGGCAAATCTCTTCTTGGGAGAAAGCCCAAAAAGATCCAACGAACGCGAAGCCAGGGTCACTGAATGTGGCAGAGGCGGCGTTCATCGACTATTTTACCACAAACGTGGAACTCGGGTGGGTGTTTAGGAGAAACGGCCCCCTATGTGCTGCGATGGTGACGGGGGTTCAGTATTCCGCCTCAACGAGAGACTCACTAGCCGATCTGACGATCAGCTTAAAATCATTGACGGTCGGGGGAGAGATGCAGTCCTTTCATATTTCGTTCGATGGAGAGGATGTGAAGGGAGAGACCCTGGTGGGAATGCTCTGGTCGAAAGGATGGGAAAAAGAAACCCCCGAACGGATTGAAGCGTACGGGAAATCTTTCGAACACTTCTTGGAACTGCGGGATTTATATGGCTGCCAGCTGAAGATTACGACGGAAATGCTCCAGGAAAGGAGCTACTGGCACAGGGATAGACCCGAACTGGAACTATCTACTCTTGGTGGGGGAAAGGTAGTCTGTGAACTAAAGATCGACGAAGAAGGGAGAGCAGTGGCGAGAGGTCGAACGAACTTACGGGTACAGGAATACTTGGCAAGATCAGAAAAATCAAGGCTTTTCGGAGCGATCAAGGAAGTTCTGCCCGAAGATTCAACTGCCTTCAAGGAATATCCGTGTACCTTCATGTTGCCGTGTTTTCACCTCGGTTTGAACGAGGGGATGGAAGTTCACACGGACAACCTGGAAATCTACGAGTACGACGACGGAATACGGGAGAAACTGGTACTGCCAGAAGATACGATGGAACTTTTGGACACGCTGACAGAAGAATTGAACTTGATACAGGAAGATATCGTCGGCGGGAAGACAGGTGGAAATGTGGTGCTGTTAACAGGCCGGCCGGGATTGGGGAAAACACTGACGGCGGAAGTGTACGCTGAAATACAGAAAGCCCCTCTGTATATGGTGCACTCGGGGCAATTGGGAATCAACCCGGAGGCGATCGAAGGAAAACTGCAGGAAGTTTACCAGCGGGCGGCACGATGGGGTCACTGTATGATCCTGCTGGACGAGTTCGACGTGTTCGGGCGGGAAAGAGGAACCGACCTGGTGCAAAATGCAGTGGTAGCAGTCTTCTTGAGGACGCTGGAATACCAAAATAACACCATATTCCTGACGACGAATCGAGCCGACGACATGGACGATGCGATCCTGTCAAGATGCGCAGCGATCTTGAACTACGGGCAGCCGAGGGACGAGGAACTGCCAAGAATGTGGAAGGTGCTGAGAGACCAATTCCTACCGTCTCTATCAGATGCACACGTGGAAGAACTGTGCAGAGAAAACTTTCACCTTACCGGGCGGGACATCAAAGGAGTACTGAGACTCGCCTACCGGTATGAAAGAACTGGTCACGAAGTAAATCTAGCCCTGATAAAGAAATGTGCAGGGTTTCGAGGAATCCAAAACGTGTAAACTGTGGACTTGAGAGCGTTCTCGGGAATTGAATCTTTGTGGGGTGGGACAAGTAATTAGGTGAGAAAAGATTTAGCCCGGGGATATCTATGGAACTATATCTAGACCTGAAAAATAAGGCCAAGGCGTTATTGCTGAGGAAGGATGCTTATCCAGCTGATGGTGTGGATTATTATACAGCACCTCCGAATTTAACGACACAACAAGGTCGCTTAGCGGAGGACTTGTGGAATCGTGCCCGTCAGGTGGGACGATTGAACCAGAGTTTAAACCAGGACGGATGGGGATGTGATTACTTGCAACCCGGGGAAAATGACAGGGCGCTACAAGGAGTGATGTGCGCGAACTGTGTGTTCTTTAGGGGACCACTAACCTGCGAAATTGTGGAAGGGGTAATTCTGGAAGGGGGTCGCTGTAGATTCTGGGTTATTCCGGAGAAATTTACGGCGGAGGATGAGGAACCTTTGGAAACATCAGCAGAAGGGGGTGAGCTAATGGAACTAGTTTCTCTCTCGAAGAAAGGAAATGAAGTTGGTGACCCCGACGGAAAAGACGAAGTTTAGAAAGGCGGCGGTACCAGTTTCTGCAGTAGCGATTATAGGAGTTCTTTTTGCAGGGGCTGCCTTCTTTGATTTAGACCCACCACCCTGGCTGGCAAAGGCAGAGGGTGTTCGCATAGCCGAACAACAGCAACAAACAAAAGCAGACGTATTGCGGTTGGAGAGGAATTATTGGAGGCAAATTGAGCAGCAATCAGAGAGGGAACTGAGGGCAAAACCTGCTTCGAGTTCTGCAAGAAGGGAATTGGATCGGGCAAGGGACTCGATCACAATTATCGACCAACGACTAAATAGTCTAACGAAAGAGAAGAAATAATGTCGAAAGAGAGTGCAATTTTAGGGGCCCTAAACGATGTGACACCGGAGGTAACACTATTCGCGTACGAAAGATACGCGTTTTCTCTGTTTGATACGTCGTCGTTTGTCGGAACAGTGGCATTAGAAAGATCGTATGATGGAGGTGCCTCGTATAGGATTTTAGCCACTGAAACTGCAGAGGCAGAAAGTGATTTTGTTGCCTCAACAGCAATGCGAGTGAGGCTAAGAGTTTCGGCCTATACAGGTGGAGCAATTAGTGGGGAGATAAATTCAGCGGGTTTCCCAGGAAGATAGTATGGCCCTGAGTGAAGAAGGAACACCTGAGATTACGGTATCGACCTTTGGGAAGCGAGGTCGGAGGAAGAAGAGAAAGAAAAGACAAATTCCCAGAGGTTTCGCACAAGGAAAGATTAGGAAATCACTCAACCCAAAGGTATCAACAAATCGAACAATACTTTTAGTGGTGGAAATATAGGAAGAAAATGCCACTAAAACAAGGATCTTCGGAGGAAACGATCAGCTCGAACATTCGAGAAATGATCCGTGCGGGGAAACCCCGAGCGCAAGCTGTAGCTGCAGCTTTAAATATAGCAAAGGGAGGAAAGAAGCGAAAGAAATTGAAGAAAACATTGACAGGGAACCTGGCATTAATTTTGGGAGGAAAGAGAACTCTGGGGGAGATCTCTTTATTGGTAGTGGAAATAGAAAATGATCAGACAGGTGTTGGCAGAAGGGGACAGGGAAAAGTTCCTATCTGAGTTTGACAGACAAGCAAGGATGACCATCGCTTTTCTTTCTTTGGATACCAAGTTCTCCCCGAATGGGGAAGACTTTTCTTTGGACATGGATGACCTGGCGAACTTTTTAAGGGAACAGGTGGGAGACCCAGAACTACCAATGGAATACTGTGTGAGAGCAGTGGAGGTTTGGAGTTCGACCCACTGGGCGGTAGAGGAGGTGCAGGAGGGGGACAGTTACTCCTTGCACTGAATGGACGACGGACTGAAAATCTACCTCAAGGAATTAAAGGACAAGGCGGAGGAAACACGAACACCTGAAGACGTGGACCTAGCCCTAGACCAACACAAGACTGCGGGGGAAAACTTAGACCCAGAAGAGATAGAGGAGATGATGGAAATCGTCGAGACTATCGAAACACTAGAATCCTACAAATGAAACCAAGAGGAATACTAATGCCAAAGACCAAGAGGAAAAAACCGACTTCGGACGTAGAACTGACGTTCTACTCGGATCGGGGAGGGAAAGTCAGATGGAGGCTCTTTAAGAAGGGCAAGCTATTAGGGGCATCGGCGGGAGGATTTTCCTCGATGCGCACAGCCCGATATAATGCGAGAGCAGTGGGTAAAGCACTAAGCTCCTGATAAGGGGATACTGGGGGGGATTACGATGGCGGAACCATCAGTAGTTAATTTTGCAGCAGACTTTTTAGAGTACGTGATGGTGCTGGCGGAAACTACGGATATAAGAGCAGGCGAGGCGTTCGGTGGGTACTACGTAACTATTGGGAAACATAAGTTTGAGGGAGAAGACAAGGAGCAGGTCTTTCGAAAGATCCTATACTTCCTACTGGTAACCCCTATGACGATGACCCCAGAGGAGTACGCAGAGCATGCGGGACACGTGCTGGAAATGGAGGCGGAACAAACAGAAGAACTATTACACGAGCTGACAAAAGGTGGAATGTCGGCTTTTGGGCAAAAAGTGGAGGAGTTTAGGAAGGGGAGAGGGATAAAAGTACAAATTGCCCTAGAGGAAGTAAACAAGGAATCGGGACTAGAGTGGCATATGGACGAGTTGTTATTGGAAGTAAGAGGAAGAACAGGACTGTTAGACCTAGATTCGGGGGAACTTTTAATAGGGCTGGCGGAACGGGTGAAATTAACCCAGGAAGGTGCTTGAGTTAGACTATTGCTACAAAGTTAAGTCGAGTACACTGTTTAAACGAAAGAGAGGAAGAAATGCCAAATCCATTAAGACGAGGGGTGGATCCGTACGCCGATGCGGATGCTGCCGCGAGAATTTTGGCACCAGTTTTGGGTCCGATTGTCATGGACGATGTCACTGCGAACACTAAACATTTGGTGTCACCGGTAAAAGGTCGAGTTCGAAGCGTTACGAGAGTGACGAACGTGGTAGCGGGGACGGCGGACAGCGCCACGACAGTCAATGTCAACGGTGGTGCAACCATTGCGACGGTAACGAATGAAACTGCGGGAGCGGTGGCGGACGTGGATACGGTTGACGTACAGGATACTGCGGACAACATCGTGAATGAAGGGGACACGATCGAACTCGTTGGAGCGGGTGGCGCTACGACCAACGGGGAATCGAATATCCAAGTTGTCATTGAGCCAGACACAAACGTCTAGCCGGCGAGTAGGTTGGGGGAGGGTGAAAATCCCTCTCCCTTCTGCTGTTTGGATTCTATTTGGGACAATAATTGGTGGAGTTGCCCTAACAGAAATTGGACACTCGCAGACGATGACAGTGCCATCAAAGATTATTTGTATGCCAGCGTTGCAGTGGACTTCAATAGCAAATCTTAATAAGGAACGAGTGGTAGCTTCGGCAAAGGCGGGAGGATTTGATGTGAAGTTATACATGACTGAAGACAAATCATCGTGGTCAATGACGGTGATGCCAGATGAGTTTACATCTTGTTTAGTGGCAGTAGGATCAGATTGGGTGGATTTATTTCCTTTTCAAAGGGAACTATAACGATGAAAAGCCCGAAACTAGTGGTACTGCTGGCTAACAAACTCAGTTTAGTGGTGGGAGGAAGTGGCTTACTACAAAAAGCGGTACATAAGAAGAAAAAGAGAAAGAAGCGGAGAAGAATGACGTATTGAAGAAGATAAGTCCCATGGTATATAAAGAAAAGGGATAATCTTTGACTACGGTGAGGAAAAGCAGGACGTTTGCGGTCCTACCAGAGATATCAGGCCCGTTGACGGTCTGTTTTTTGCATGTGCGGACGCCAGAGGAGGTGACAGTTGGTGTTGATCCTTCTTATCTGGTAATGGATACAATAACGACACTATGGACGAGGGAGACGAAAGACCAACTAATAGAACTCCTGGAAGCTGCAGGACTGACAGTAAGATACTATGACAGCGAAGAAAAGCAATGGATGGACAAGAGTATGATGTACGGATTAGTAAGAGCGCCGGGTGATAGAGACGGACGATGGGGAGCACCAACAAGAGACGTCTTTGAGAGAGACTATTTAGCTGTGGTGTAAGCTCCCGACTAGGGAGTGAGGATGAGTACAAAGAGGATCGCAGCAACCCAAGGAATAGTTGCGAGCGAGAACCTCGGTACAGTGTACCAAAGGGAAATCTTTTTTCAGGTTGACCCGGCGGACCTGGACTGGATGGATCATACAGAATTGGCGGACCTGTTTCCGTCAGGAATGTACCTTGACTTCGACCCAGAAGAATTCTTACAATACTTGCCACCATTAGAAGCAGAAATATTTTGGCTGGCCTACTCCAGAAAGAAGAACCAAAAGGACATAGCGAAATTACTAGAGCTAAGCCAGCCAACGGTATCGTACCGTTATCGAAGGACACTAGTAAAACTATCGTACCTTATGATTCTGATAACGATTGATCCACGACCCCTGATAAACCAGATCCCATTTTTGAAGGAGAGGGAAAGAAATATACTATTTGACTTGCTGTTTTATACCAACCAAGAAATGGTGGGGAAGAAATACGGGATTCGACAATCAAGCGTGAAGTGGATATTTGTAAAGACAAAGAGGCGACTGGGGGCAATGGAAAGGAAAGAGCCAGAGAAGTGGGCGAACCACCTAGGACTCCTACTACTATTGGAGAAGAATTTAAACATCAGGGTCCTCCACTAGGTAATGAATAAAGACTTTGCATATTTAGTAGGGTACTGGTTTGGAGACGGCTTTTATCGTTCCAACCAAGGTTATCACCAGTTTGTACTCTGTGGGAATGAAGAGGATCTTGTGAAGGTTTATGAGGCGTCAAAGAGGTTAAGGTCAACTAGGAGAGTTAGATGGAATAGGTATTACAGTCATTGGAACCTAATTTTGGGGACAAGATTTAACAAGCTATTGATGGGGTGTGGGATTAAAGGATGGAACACTGCTCCGAAGACCTATTTCGTTAGAATTAGAAAGAAAAGTCTGTTTCTTTTAGGGGAGAATGTGGTCCTTATGGGACGAAAGACTAAGAGATATAATCGGGAGACTGTACTGATGTTAAGATCAAAATATAAGGCCCAAGCGATGGGAGCAATTATGTGCTCTCTAGGTGTTCATGTTTGGGTGAGGGGTAGACAGAATTGTTTCTACTGTAAAGAACCACGTAACGGTCGATGGGATTGGTCAGGTCTAGTAGTTATTATTTTAGTTGTGGCCTTGGGGCTAATTATCTTTTTTGTTGAATGAGCATAAACGAGGGCACATTGGCCAGGATAGAACGCGATTGGACAGTAATTTTGGAGAGGCTTGCTAAAGAGATGCACAATTCTCATATGGCCGATAATTGGGATGATTTGCCGCTTGATGGAATTGAACGTGCCATATGGTTGCAAACTGCAGGAGTAGCGGTGAAGGAAATGCAGTCCATCATGGACGAATGGAAACAGTGAATTATTTCGAGGGTGATTTGATGGCAAATAAATTAGCTGATCCCCAAGGGATGATTCGTCTGGTGAAAGGACGACTGCCGAAGAACTGTTCGATCAGGAAGAACAAGTACTGCGAGCACATAATTGCGATGCGCTTGCAAGGGGTAGCCTTTCATAAAATAGCGGACTGGTTGGAGGGACGGGAGGGAAACCACCGTATTCCGTCGGCAACACTGTGGAGGAATTTTAAGAAGACCCAACTCAAGGTGAGCTTGACATGGGCGGAGGAATTGATAGAGAAGTACGGGGGAGAGGTAGACATAGATCTGGTGAAGGAAATGACCTCACAGATCCTGACACAAAAAGTTCGAATAGATAAGATGGTGAGGGGAGAGAAGGAAAAGCAGAAAGGGAACTCAAGATATATGGACAGGAGAATAAGGCAGGAGATGGAAACTCTGCAGAAGCTACTGGTAGCGCTGCAGGCAATGAAGAAGACGCCACAAGAATTGATGGCAGAGGCAATGGCGGCAGATGCGCTGGAAAATACTACAACATTCAAGTTAACTGACGCTGCATCAGAGGCATTGACCCAACTGATCCTTGAAGGTGCGATTGAGGTAGGTCTTAGTGACACTGACCCCAACGATAGAACTATCAACTAATGCCCCAACGGGAAACGAAGCCCTCTTAAGACTGGGAGCTCCGGTGCTTAGGAGTGCAATCGCAGACCTGTGTCGAGTGGACTTCTTGGTTTTCCAGAAGGTAGAATTGGGGATGGAGATTGGACCCCATCACAGGAAGTGGTGGAGCAGACTAAAAGAGAACCTAAATGTCTGTGAAATGGCGCCAAGGGATCACGGAAAAAGCATGTCCTTGGTGCAGGCCTATGCCCTGTGGAAAACAAAGTACGATCCATGGTGTAAGGAAGTGCTTATTTTAGGTGCAGACCAACCCTCAGCAGTGGAAAACTTAGATAAAATCAAGGGGTGTCTGGCGGAGAACCCCTCCCTTAACTACTTAATTCCGGCGAACCGGCAAGACTTCTTCTCAAGAACTGAAGTACGACTGACAAATCGGAAGGTAATTAGGGTAAAGGGAATAGGCTCCCCTCTTCGAGGGAGACATCCCCAGCTGGTAATACTGGATGACGTGCTGAATGAGAAGAACTCTCAGACGGCAGAAGCAAGAGCGGCGATCAAGAAATATTTTTGGGAAGTGGTGTTTCCTTTGGCGGATAAGGGAACGCTAAAAGCGAGGCAAAGAGGGTTTACCTCACAAATTGTAGTGGTGGGGACCGCGCAGGCAGTAGATGATCTTTACCACGACCTGCAAAAGAACGACGTGTTTAATGGAGAGAAACTACAAGCAATTATAGACGAGGAGGAGGAAGAAGTACTCTGGCCAGAGAGGTACTCTTACCAGGACCTAATAAAGAGAAGAGCGGCGATGACCCCACTCTTCTTTGCGAAGGAATACCAGAACGAACCGCTCTCAGACGAAACAACGATTTTTCCACCGTCACTATTCGAGCCGCTGAAGGACAAAAACCTCTCATATGTGCAATCCTATACGGGGGACAAACCGGTCTACATGGGAGTGGACTTTTCAGTGCCAGGTTCATCGGATGGGGACTGGACGGTGGTGTACGTGGTGGAATTTGACGAGGACCTACAGCTTTTCACGCCACTGGCGTTCTGGAGGAAGAGGCCCGACACGCTGCAAGAGCAACTACATCAGATAGAATTATTCTGCCAGTTATATAAGGTAACGACAGGCTGTTTGGAGGACAACTTATTTCAGGGAATTTATAGGGAGCACTTCGCAAATAAGACAACTTTACCACTGTCAGGAAATACAGTGACCCACTCGGGAAAGAACTCGATGGAACACGGGTTACTGTCGTTTCGACCACAATTCGAGAACGGGAGGTGGAGATTCCCGTACAAAACATCGTTCGACCAAGCACAAACAGACCAGATGGTAACGGAATTTAACGGGGTGGTGCAAAGGAAAGGACGAATAGGGAACGAGAGCTTTCACGACGATGTAGTGATGGCAATGTGGCACGCGCTTTGCGCGTCGAAAACAAGTAGATTCCAAGTTTCTTGGGACTAGACACTAAATAGGTGATGGGTGAGAGGACACTACCAACGATGGCGTAAAGCTCATAAAGTTGTCCACGGACATTGTCCAAGGGATTGCGAATACCCACAGCCAATGACTTATCGAGGAACGATGGTATGTGGAGCTTGTTTGTTCTTGCGAGGGGTAAACTCGATATTAGTTCCATGCACCCCAGAACTCTGTAAAGAATAAGGAAGAAATGAAATGCCGAGCATGAGTCAGAGAGTACGGCATATTATCGGGGACTCCTTTGGGGCAGCGATAGTAGAGCAGACAATCGAGAAAGCTCTAAGGGATGCGAAGGAGAGGGCTGCTTCTCCAGAATCTACTTTTTACGACCCGCTGTCGCTCTTTGTAGGAAGAGCCTGGTTGAACAAAACGTCAACGGCGCTAAGTTTTCATGAACTGAGGGCGATGTCGTCGAACCCAATTATAGGGTCGATAGTGCAAACCCGACTGTCCCAAATTGCGTCATTTATGGTGCCGCAAGAATCAACCTACGACTTTGGGTACAAAATTGTCTCACAAGATCCAGAGGCAGAGGAAAATTTAGAAGAGACAAGGAACCTAAGTCAGTTTATCTATAGGGCGGGAATACCAGGATACGGAGAACCCCTGCTGGATACACTCAGCAGAAAGTACATGAGAGATTCTCTGACGATGGACCAGGCCTGTGCAGAGATCGTGTACCGACGAAACGACGAACCGGCGTATTTGGTAGGACTGGACGGGGCAACAATTCGAAGAACCAAGGCATCCCTCGAGCATGCTATTCCTCCACAGGAGGACGAGGTTCACTACGTACAAATTTTGCAGGAAAGAATTGTAACGGAATACCTGGACAAGCAAATGATGTTTGGGGTGAGAAACCCGCAAACGGATATTCGTCTATCAGGGTACGGAATGTCAGAACTAGAAATGTTGGTTAGGACGGTGACAACGATTCTAAACACGGAGAAATTTAACGCCGGCCAGCTAACTGCAGGAGGGACACAAAAAGGCGTACTGGTTATAAAAGGACAAACCGATAATATTCAGGTGGACAGTTTTAAGCGAGACTTTAGGGAAGCAATCCGAAATGCCTCCTCATACTGGCGTCCCCCGGTACTGCAGATTGGGAAAGATGCAGATGTAGACTGGTTGACCCTGGACAGGTCGAACAAGGATATGGAGTATGCCCAACTGTTTGACTTTTTGGTGAAACAAGCGTGCGGGGTGTACCAAATTGATCCAACGGAGATAAACTGGCAGATAGGAGCGTCAGGAACACGGACGACCTTTGAATCAAGCCAAATGCCGAAGGTGAAGAGTTCAAAGGAAAAAGGTCTGAAACCCCTACTGACTTTCTTTGCGAACCAGCTGAACCTCTGTGTGATAGACAGAATCGATCCGAGGTACAGGATAGAGTTTGTAGGTATGAACCAAGACAGGAAAACCGACGCGGAAATCAGGGAACGTGAAGTAAGAAATTTCAAGACAATAAACGAACAGCGAGCGGAACTAGGACTGGCACCAGTGGAAAATGGGGATATTATACTGAACGAGAACTGGATGAGACAGGCCGAAGGACTGGGAAACTTTGAAGAAGCTGGCGTTGCAGAAGAAGTAGACGTTGAAGACTCCTTCGACTAGGGGAGAATGAAAATGTACAATGGTTATGTTGCCGCGCCATTATCCACTAATACAAGCGGTAACTCTTTATTGGAGCTAGAACCCAATGACCGAACTTTTTGACGAAGTCAAATCACTTATCAAGAAGGCTGAAAAAGTAGACAACGCGCTGCAGGCGCTTCAGTTTTCACAGGCTGCCCTCAACGCGGGGAATGCTCTTCGTGTTCTTGCTGACATACCCGATAAATCAGGATAAAGCGTGATATGAAAGTGATTGGGGCGGTTGATAACTACCCCAATTTCATAAACTAGGATGTTAACATGCCGAGACAGCGTGTTCCGAGATCGCGACTTCCCTTTCAAATACTAAACGAATTCGAGGCAACCGCCACAGAAGAATTTAACCGACTCCTTGGAGTCGGAATGGAGCTTATTGCTCTGGAGGTGATGAATGATACGGGAGAACCAGGGGAGGAAGACGCAATTGCAGGAACAAACGCACCAGGAAACGGGCAAGCAGTGGAATCAAACGAGGATAACCCACTAGCGGAGCCCGTATTCCTATTCCAAAGTGGGGAGAGCGGAGCACTGAGAAAAACACTAAACGATAAGAGGGAGGACCAATGGAACCAACGACTAAGGGATCTAAGTAGGAGGGAGGAGTTTGGGGCACCAACTCTACCAGGGAGACACTTCGCAGAAGAGACGATAACAAGACTGCTAACGCTCCTTCCCTTTCAGGGAGGAAGAATACGATTGGACGACGCAAGAGCAAAATACCCAAGGGATGGGATGGAGAGTATCTCAGATAAAAGCTGGAAAGAAGAGACCGTACCACTATTTGCGGTACTGGTACTACCAGACCTAGATGCAGGCCAACTAAGAGCGGTATTAAGGGGAGAAAAGAAAGAAACAGTTAGGGCAGTAAGGCATCCAGGAATAAAAGAATACACAATAGTAGAAGGAGGAGCGACGGTATTTGCAGCAATCCTAGCGTTCGTGCCGGCGCTGGAAATACTGACGATTAAGCCGCGGGAGACAGATTCACCCGCGATGAGAGTAGAAAGGACTGAAGACATACTGGAAATTGAAACTGAAGGCAGACTGATAACGAGGGAACATGCTTATAGACTACCATCCTACCTTGAGCCGATCGCAGAAATTGCGAGAGAATTTACACTACCCGACTTCCTACTACTGCAATTGGGACAAAAAAGCGAAGAAGAGAGAGAAGTGGTTGAAAAGGCTCTCCAAAAGGATGGGGACAGGGCGAAAGTCTGGATCAAACTCTACAACGAACAGAGACTAAAAGGAGTAGAAATTGTAGCGGCAGAGCGGGCTGTAAGAAAAGATTCGCGATGGTTGAGGGCGGAAAATGTAGCGGAACTAGCAAGAGAACTGAAGGTACGGGTGGAAGAGAAATGGGAGGACCGGAGAAACCAGTTTTTTGCTGCAGTCCTGCAATTCACTAATTTACGAGAGATAGACCAGGTAGAGATTTCTCTGGAGGACTTGGACTTGACAAAGATCTACCATGAAGCCCAAAAGGGGAAGGAAGATCCGGGAGAGGAGTTTGTACAGGAGACCTTTTTTCGGACGGTGTACCAGGTTGGACAGCTGGTGGAAATTAGAGATCTGAAGGGACTTTGGCGGGCGGGGGAAATTAAACGAGTGGACGACTTCTCAGTGAGGGTGAGGAGAAACGACGGATCAATGCGGACGGTCTCAGATGTTTCCGGAATACGAACCTTGGAGAAGGAAAGAGACATCTTAGGACTTGACATTTCTGACCAGGATGGTATAATAGAGGAGATGAACGAGATCCGCATACCTAAATTCGATGTTTTCCTACCGCTCGGTTCAAACAGCCTGAAAGTAGAGCGCCAGCTCGAGCCGGTGACGGAAGAAATGAATCGAACCCCACTTAGAGTAAATAAACAAACTTGGGCGGGGAACCTGGCTACTGCGACCAAAGAACTGGAAAGATTAACCGGGGAAGCGAAGGCAGAGGCAAACGACCAGGCATTTAGACCGAATTCACCAGCTGACTGTGCGAGAATATTCTTCGAGGAACGAGACTTACCAGTTCAGAGAGTGAACAAGAAATCAGGTCTGCCATCCTGTGACAAGGAAACTCTGCAGGCGCTGCACTCGATGGGAGACAAGCTGGCCGGAACGGTGATAGAAGCAAGAGAAGCCCAATCAAAAGTGTCGCAACTAACGAAATGGGAACCATTTGCGAAAGCAGGGGAAGTACAGTGCAACTGGCTCCAACTAGGAACACCACATGGTCGTTACGCCTGCGAAAAACCCAACCTGCAGAATCGAATCGTAGAAATAAGAGAGACGATTGAACCCCCGGATGGATTTAAGTTGGTGTCGTTTGACCAGGGACAGGCGGAATATGTGGTGTTTGCGAGCCTGTCAAAAGATCCGACACTGGTCGCTGCGTTTGAAAGTGACCAGGATTTTCACCTACAAATGTGGAATGAGGTGAAGGAAGCGGTACCAAATGTAGATTTACACGAACCAGACGATCGGAAGTCGGGGAAAACAATCAATTTTGCCATCCTTTACATGATGCAACCGTTTACCCTGGGGAAGAAATTAGGAATAGCCTCAGACGAAGCGACGAAACTGATTAATGCTTGGAAGAGTCGAGCACCCGTCGCAGTCCAATATATGGAGAACTACATAAAGCACGCCCAACGATCAGGATCAACAGCAACTTACTTTGGTCGAACGAGGGAAATGCCCGAACTGAAAACTGCAAGGGGAGGACGACTGCACGAACTAACAAAAACAGCGTGGCACCATCATAATGCTGGAACCGCGGCAGAGATATTTAAAATTCAGCAGGTAAGAATGTGGAAAGCTATTCGACGGCAATGGGATTTTGAAGACGTGAGAATCGGACTGCAAATGCACGACGAGCTGATTTTGATAGTGCGGAACGAACTGGTGAGCGAAGTCGAAAAGTTGGGACTGGAAGTATTTAAGAGGGAAGTGAAAAACTTCCTGCTGTTTGAAATTGACCGCCGAACGGGAAGTAACTGGAGACAAATTTCAAAATAAAGAGCCAATGAAGGGGAGACATCCGTTACGGTTAAGCGAGCCTCAAGAGGAAAGATAACCTTAGGTCTGAAGCGAGCCAATATCCCCGAGACACCCTCAATTAATAAGCGAGCCTAGATGCGGAAGACCCCTGTATCCGATTAGCGAGCCAACATGGACGAGACACCCGTAGTGTATAAGCGAGTCTTCTCTTTAAAGACTACCGACGGATGAAAGCGAGTTAATGGGAAGAAATGAAGGAGAATCATTTTTGGTTAACCTGCTGTTGGGGCTGGTAGTTCTAGTGGTGGCACTTTACCTGGCGATACCAATGATGGTTTTTGTTTGGAAAGAAGCCGTCAGATTCTGGGGATTAGGCGGATAATGGTTAGACCAAGCCCAACCCTAGGGAAGGACCCTATTACGGCAGGAGTACGAGCGTACGCGACGACGACTGCCCCAATTATTGTGAGGGGAATGGAAAAGATAAGACCTCCACCGAAGAAGATTAGGGGCCAATGCAGTGACTGTGGGAATCATTTTAAAACTATGGATGCGATGCTGAGACACAAGAAAGAGAAACACTGGAAAATGGAAACGGTGCTATTAGTCTAATGGCCCCTTTAAATCAGCTACAACCTATTCGACTACGAATTGACGTAAACATAATTATTCCGATTCGGGTTGATCCGGAAATCCCTACGGTGGCGGTTGAAAGCGCGAAGGAAATGATCTATGCGAAACTGCTGGAGACAGTGCACGAAATAGAAATGAGACTCGCAGATTTGTCAGGTTAGGAGTGATATGGGAGAACTAGACACAAAGGTTAAAAGGAAGAAAGTGGCCTTTGATCCGGAGACGATGGGATACGGTAAACACGACTACCGTACTATAGACCCATCGACGGTAAATCCGGAGGACTATGCAACTAACATGCGAGGGGAGGAGGAACACCTCGGAGACGTAAGAGAGTACAACTCGGCATACAACGAGAAGCACCCAGAGAATGACACAGAATTGGACTGGTTGGGTCGAGTGGGGACAATATTTGAAACGGCGGCGGCGGGACTAGAAGGTATCTGGATGGTAGTACAGATGCCGGTAGTAAGAGCACCGGAGATATGGGCTCGTTGTGCAAGAATTAACGAAGACAACGAGCCGATTGAGGGATCCCAGGCCGAGTTATCGACAACGGCGCTCGGTTGTACAGTGGACGAGAAGAACGAATTCAAACAGATACGAACCAAGCTGATAAAGAAGGGGCAGGTGAACCGAACACAACGGGAGAGGCTGACGAAGAAATAAATGCCAGACAAACCAATAGGTTGGATAAGAAGCCTGAAACTCTGGGCGAGAGCGATGGACAAGGCAGCTCGAGAAGAGCCGAAGTTCACGAGATCCTATTGGAGGAGGGTGCTGGAAATATACGAGGGAATTGGCGGTCAGGTAATAGACGATGAAGAGAATCTGGGAGAAGACCTTATTTTTGACTAAAGAAGTGCTGTCCTTGATTAAAGCGATCAAGACGGCGTGGTGGTATTTCTGGCAAACCCGAAAGCCAGACCAGAATAATTCTCAGCACCCGGTATGGCTATGTTTCCGCATAGCTAGGTGTGCTTATTTTATTTATCGACAAGGCAAATGGGACGGACGACTTGCGATGCGGTGGATGGAAATTAAGTAATAAAAGGTGATTGCGAAATATAAATGTTTATGCTGTGAGCATGAGTGGGAAAAGAAAGTAGAAGGAGGAACTCTTCCTTTGAAATACCCCCATGCTGAGAAGTGCCCGTGCTGTAACAGTGTTTATTTTCGATGGATTAATTGGAATGCTACTAAGCGAAGCAGGTGAGCGGAGACTACTACAACTACTGGCGTCGATTGCCAATTCTTTTTCTGTCTTTATGATAGGAAGAGAGTTAGGTCAGACTGTGATACAGGCATCTAGAAACGCTTTTATGAACGTATCGTCGGTACCCACGACCTTTTTGGAGCAAAGCTACGTTGCGGGGAAGGTGGCAAGAATAGCAGGGACAAACGCGCTGAAAAGTATGACAGAGACGGAATTACAGGACTTTATTCTGAACACTAACCTGCAGCTGACAGAGGCAGACCAAGTAAAACTGTCGACCCTAAGGAGAGATACCAGTCGGTGGATGGAAGGACGATCAGAGGCGTGGGGACAGAAGATAAAAGCATCGGTTTTTAACGCAGACCGGGAATGGAGGGCGGAACTCTCGACAGGAAGTTTTTTTGATCGAGGGACAAGGAGTACAGCGAGAAATGCAGCCCTAAGGAATTTGATGGATAGAATAAGGGATGACCAGGCCGGGATGCAAACTGATGTGGATCGACTAGTACAGTCAGAAATGCACCATTATTTTCAAGAAGGCCAGGTGGCAGATGTTCCAGGAGACGAAATAGTCTACAAGGTGCCGAGGTTCAACGCTTGCCCACACTGTATGAGAGTGCACTTAGGACCAGACGGAACACCGAAGAAATATAGACTGCAGGATGTGCAGGGAAATTCGAATGTTGGGCTACCAGCAAGGGCGTGGAAATTCACGATCGGCCCATTACACCCGTACTGCTACTGTGTCCTTTTTAGGGAAATAGATCGACCGGTTCCAGATGAATCGACGAGGGGAAGCCAACGACTAAAAGCGGAAAGGAGAGAGCGTTTAGCGAAAGCAGCGGAGGGACTATTCGTACCAAACTCATGCGGACTAGTGGACATGGACACCCTCTTTGAGGAGCAGTTACTGAAGAGTGGGGATGGACACGATCATGAAGTGCCGCGACATGTAAAGGTGCTAATAACGGCGGTAAAGAGAGTTTATGGGGAAAGATAAACACCACAATTAAAGGGAGAAGAGAAGTATTGTCTATGTGTTACGGGAAGCCTCAAAGGGTGATTTGACAGAGGTTTCCTTAGGGAACACGACGAATGCAAGCCCAACTGTTACAGGACGTGCCCGAACTAACAGAAGCGATGGAGATGCAGCCACAGGCGCTTTTCAGCGCTGATTTTTTATTGAAGGCGGTAACACAGGACGGTGAGAACGACTTCTGGAAATTTGCAGGAGTTGCGTCAGACGAAGAGACAGACGTTGAAGGAGATGGAATCCTCCGAAAGGCACTAGACCTTTCGTACGCGCAAGCAAGAGGATACGTGAACTGGGACCATTCTAGGGAACCCAGTGACCAACTGGGGTTTTTAACCAAAGCGACCCTAATTACCGAAAAGAATAGAGGGGAACTGGAAACCGAGCTCGGGATTACTCTGAGCAAGACGGCAACCGTTTATGTGGAGGGAGAACTCTATAAGGACGTTGGGAAGGCCCAAGAAGTAAGAGACATAATGAAGTCGGCTGTGGAAGGCCCTGGTTTGGGCTTATCGCTGGACGGGGTCTGTGCAAGGGACCTGGACAAGGGAGGAATTGTAAAGGCGTTCGTGAGGGGAGTTGCGATTACGCCGGTGCCAGCCCAACCGAGAACTCTTTTAAGGCTAAAGAAGTCCTTGCAGGTGTACGAGTCATTGGCAGAGCTGAGCCAATTGCCAGCGGATTTACCAGCCGCTATCGCAGCAGAATTAGCTGTACATCTTAAAAAGTCCTTACTCGCGGAAGAAATACAATCTTCCGAAGAGATGGACTTTGATGCAGCCACTTTGTGGGTTCTTAAGAAGCGTCCGCATTTAACCTACGAGGTCGCCTCAAAAGTTGTTAAATATACCATGTCGCAGCCAAAAGGAACTGAATAATGCCCGATAAGCCTGAAAAGACCGAAGGCGCAACAGACGAGACAAAGACGGTCTCTGCGGAAGATGCGGCTGCGGCACCCGAAACGATTTCAGAGGAGGACCTAAGGAAGTCCCTGGAAGCGCTGGAAACTCCGAAAGAGGAGGGGAAGGAAGAACCAAAGGATCCAAATGTGGAGACTGCGACCGTGAAAACAGCCGCGGATGTGGTCAAAGAGGAAGGATCCGAGGAACTGAAGAAAGCGCTCGAGATTTCCGACGTACTGACCGAATTTGCGGGGCTCATTGGAGCCCATGTGGACCAATCGATCGAGGTCCTACAGAAGTCGGTACACGAGGCAGCCCTACGGGACCTGTCGGTGGTGAAGGTGCTGGAAAGCCTTCGCAAGAGCCTTGACGAGAATACGGAAGCAATTAAGGCTTACGGGGAACAACCCGGAAAGCCGGCGACGACTACCAAACCGTCCACCGGTGAGACCGAAGTCTTACAAAAGGGAGCGGAAGACGGAGACAAGCAAATTGATCCGGAAAAACTGAAGCAGCAGGTGACCATCGGACTGGAGCACCTGGTGAAATCCGCCAAGGAAGCGCCCGAACGGCAAGCGTTTACGAACGCAGCGATAGCGTTTGAATCCACAGGGCAGATCAACGATGCAGTTTTACAAAAGGCCATCGGTGCTTACCGGAGTCTTTCACAACCCTCGGCGAACGGCGTCACGGGACAACTTTAAGAGGTAGCAGCAAATGGACGGAAATTTCGTAGAGACTCTCAACGAAGGCTTCGGCGAATCGTCGATGGCAGAGTTGGCTGAGCTGCGGAAGGCCCTCGAGATAGGCTACTCCCAGCCCGTGACGGGGACAGGTTTTGACGCCCTGCGGGTGGAGTCTCTCGAGCAAACTCTCAAGCTCTTGACCTACCAGGCAGAGCATATTCGCCTATGGCAACAGGTGCCGAAGACGAACGCGTTTAGCACCATCGAGGAATACAACCGACTGATCCAATACGGAACGGACGCAGGTGCCTTTGTCCCCTCCGGCGAACTCCCCGAGGAAGAGGACACCACTTACGAACGCGCCGACCAGAAGGTGAAGTACATCGGGTCAACCCGTTCGGTTCACCACCCAGCAACCTTGGTACGGACAGTTCCTGCGGATCTGATCGCTACAGAGACCGGAAACGGCGCCCTGTATATTATGGGCAAGACAAACGAATCCCTGTACTATGGGGATGCAGGTGTGGTCTCGGTAGAATGGAACGGATTCCAGGAGCAAATCCTAACCGGAAACGGGAATATCATTGACCTTGCTGGTCAACCGTTGGCGCAGAGTGACATCGAAAATGCTGTCCAGCTGGTGATCGATAACTACGGACAACCCACGCAGTTGTTCTCTAATCCGAAGGTGTTTACGGACTTTTCGAAGCTCTTCCAAAGCTTCCAACGGTTCGCAATGCCACAAGCAGCCGCACCAGGAATGGTGGGTACACCGGCGACAGGAATGCGGACCCTTTCGGGGGACATCGCATTCCAACCCGACACATTCGTGAAACGAGGTTCAGTTGTACCCGCGGCGGCAACAAGCAATAAGGCGCCGAACGCACCA